CTACTGCTTTTCGATAAACTCGCGTATATGCTTCAGGTTTTCATCGATACGACCCAACATAATTGCGTGGTCATTTACTCGACTTTCTAATGCCTGAATGTCGGTATCATTCCGCATGATGTTTTTGGTGTTTGCGTCAATAGTGTTTTGCGCATCAGCTATCAACCAGCCCAGAATAAAGGTTTGGGCCACTATCCCAACTAAAAAGCTAATGGGTATTGTCTTGGACAAGTGCCAATTTTCATTTGCCATATTCTGCGCCTCAAGTGATGTCATCTGTTACTTGTATCCTAATATACCCGTTATTTGGAAAAGTCTCAATCGACCCATCTGCGTAAGTAACTTCAAATTCACCGTGGTATGAACCAGCCGTGTCTGTGTCTGATGCACTCCAATCATACTGAACTATTCCATCAGCATACGGCAAAATAGCTGGCGCAATGCTATCAACTTTTACAGTTGTTGAACCAATAGAACGCATATGGAAACGAATTGTCGCATCTTCTAAATCTATAGCTTCATCGTCGCCATCTTTAAGAATTACTCGTAGCGCTGGTGCAGTATCGTTTTGTTTTATGTAAAATGCCATTACGCTGCCTTATTCATTCGTAGTTCATTCAATATCACCACAGAGTTTGGCCCTTCATCCACAATGTTAACCGAAGTAACACCGTTTACAAACTCATAACGTCTAGGGCTACTATAGATCAAATTAACGTCTTGATCTAGTAATTCAAATTCACCTGTTTCAGCGAGTAAGTTAAAGCCTGTCGTAAACTCTTGGAAGGTAGCAGTAAACGTACCCACTTCTGCATTCATCGATGCATTGGTTACAATGTCTTGACCGTCCAGCGCGAAATAACCTGTTTCAGCGCGTAGGAACATATCTTTTCTAAAAGATACGTCTTGGAAGGTAAGATTAAAGCCACCGTCATCGGCAACGAATACATCACGAATAGATAGACCAATATCAATGCCAGTTAGCGCAAATGTCCCTACACCTGCTTCAAACGACATATCTTTAGTAAAGTCTGTGTCTTGACCGTTTAGGCTAAACGTGCCTGTTTCAGCGGTCATTCTGATGTTAAAGTTAACGTCTTGCCCTGTTAGGGCAAAGCTACCAACGTCAGCGGTAAATGACGGTTCATAATTTAAGTTAGCTTCTTGACCAGTAAGCGCAAAACTTCCGCTATCAACAATGAACGAAAGAACCGCTTGTGTGGTAAATTGTTGCATAGAAACAGAGAATGAACCCGTTTCTGCAATCATTACTTTGCCGTAGCTTAGACCAACATCTTGACCACTTAGCGCAAATGACCCTGTTTCGGCAGTCATGCGCATATCTTTTGTAAAGTTTGCGTCTTGGCCCGTCAGAGTAAACGAACCAAAATCCAGCCCTTCAGATACGCCTTTTAATGCATCCTGACCAGTTAGGGTAAAGTAACCCGTATCAGCTTGCATTCTAACATGCTTGGTAAGATTTACGTCTTGTCCATTAAGCGTAAATTGACCATACGCCGCAATTAAGACGTTGCCGACACCATCATCAGCTAATGTGCTACTCGCTAATGGTGCAAATCCAAGCATGTTTTATCCTTCTACGGTTTAAGCAATCGCATAGAAAATATAAGTATTTGATGATGCGTTTATATCGCTATCTGCACCAGTAAGTTGGAAACCGCCGCTGTACGGGCCTATATCTCTCGCCCCTGCGTCTGTTTGTGATGCGCTTTGTTCGTTTAATGTCAAATATGGGTCATTATTATTTGAAGTTATGCCCCTCTCTGCATCCCACAGCAACCAGTTACCTGTTGCGTTTTTATTTTTGATTAGAACAAATCTAGCTGTGCTAGAGAACCCGCAATCAATATTTTGGCTTGATCCATTCCCGCTGTAGCTTCCAATGTGGCTAACTCCATCGACTGATGCAAATAGATACGCCACATAATAATATGAACTATTGTTAGTGTTTGCCCATGCAGAACCTAAACTGAAAACGCTATCAGTTGGTGATGTCCCGTTAAAAGCTGTCGAACTACTTTGTTGACCTTGTGAATTGGATAGTTCTAAATAAGCGCTTGCGCCTAATGTCTTATTATACACAACCCAATCTCTTGTTGCGTTTGATCTGTTTTTAATCCAAATCATTTCTGGCGTTGCGTTTAGTCCATGATTGATTTGTCTGTTGCTTGACCCGTCACCTTTATAAGCAACTATATCGAAATAGCCGCTTGCCCGCTTCCAATAGTAACCAATACTGTCAGACGTTCCAGAGAACACGCCGCCATTACTACCAGCGCTAATACCAGCCATCCTGTCAAAGCCATCAAGCCAACCACCCTCAGACGCTTCAGCATCACCATTGTTGAATTTTAAGAACCAATCGGCACCGCGCATTCTGTCTGCAACATCCCATTCACGAGTGCCAAGCCACTTATGCGCAACCAAATCGATTGGGAATGGTGGTTCTGTCGCTGAAATTTCTTGATAGCTAACACCAGTGCCGTTTGTATTTTCCACAATATCAAACACTTTAGTTGCATCTGTTGGTACAGCCATATCACGACGAATAGCACAATAAATATAAGTCCCACCGCTTTGATTGGTTACACCTTCATCTCTACTTAACTTGAAACCCGTTGGTAACGGGTCTGCAAATCCAGCACCACCTTCAGCATTTGTGTTGTTTAGAATAGCCATAAGCCCGTTGTTAGCATATCTATAAGAATTGTTCATCTGGCGCAAATGATCGAATATGACCCAATTTTCTGTGCCAGCATCAACCCTTTTAACCAAAACCCACTGAGGTTCCCAACCAAGGTCAACATTTGGCCCATCTGCCGATCCATTACCTGTGTAACTTCCACATTTTACAATATCTTGATCTCCCGTAGCGCCAAAAGAAGCATCACCATCATTGTGCGCCCATATATATGCTATATAATCTGTGCCATTTTTGTTTGTTCCGTTATAGGCCACTGTAAATTCTGTGGATGTTGGTTCTGTGTTGTAAAATCCATCATCGGTGGTAGCTGCCGCGTTTGCACTGTTTAATAACATCCTTTTTGTCGCACCGACTGATCGATGGTAAACGTGATACGCCTCACCACTTGCGCCAATTTGCTTAATCCAAATCATGCCAACTGTGGCGTTTAAATTATGGCTAACGGTTCTTCCATTTGTTCCGTTTCCAGTATATTTGACCACATCGAAGAAGCCCTCTTTTTTCCTTAGAGAATATGAAAGATAATCATAGCCACTGGAATTTGTCCCACCATAAGAACCAGTTGTGAAGCCATCAGAATTAAAAGATTGCAGGGAAGATGAATTGGTTGTTAATCCCTGAGTTGAAGCAGTCATAGTATATTTTGTAGCACCGCTTTCTGTGTCAAACAAAAAAGTGTTTGCAGAATGTCGCCCCCTTTGTATGACTAAGCCACCTTCACCGCTTAAATCTACGCCATTTGTAATCGTCAGGTTGCTTCCCGTGCCTTCGTATAAGTCTATGGAAAATAAATCTTCTACATTATCACCCGCTACCGCACCACCACCAGCCGCGCCACCACCGCCGAAACCCCGAATTGAACCGCCTCCGAATGTTGCAAGCATTGGCGCATAAAGCGGTTGTTTTTTAGGCATAAATAAAGACATTTTTATTTCCTTATGCGTACTGCGTCACACTCGCCAAAACAGTGAACGTCGCGTCCGCCGTCTTGATGATTGTGAAAGTGTAAACGTCGATCCCGCTTGCGTTCCCCGCACTAGGTGCGCTGCCGCCTGACCATTTTGGCGTGACCGCTGAACTATCGACTTGATAGGCGTTGAAGTAATACGCAGTGCTGCCTTGTGTTGCTAGAACTGAAACGGTCACTGACTGGCCTGTCGCAAGTGCTGAGTTTACGCCTGTCAAATTTATGGTGCGGTTTGCCGTTTGAGCGTTAGTCAGATAATACACACCACCATTTGTGACAGCTTCAGAGTATGTCCCGCTTGTCGTGGTGTTTGTGTTTACTTTCTCAAAGACTTCCTCAATATCTAGGAAACCGTTTATGACGGCAGACGTAGATGTCATCTTGCCAGAAATGTTCACCCCGCTGCTCGTAGTTTGCAGCTTGTTTGAGTTGTTATGAAACAAGGACGCTGAACCGTTGTCAGTGAAAACGGCAAAGGTTTCAGTGCCAGCCGCGTTCTGAAAGTTTACATTTGCGCCACGAATGATGAAGTTTCCACTAGCATTGTTCTCTGCGATGATACTGTTTGTACCGTCAGAATAAATGCTGAGATCATCGCCGTTTCCAAATTTCGCTTTTCTATTGTCTGGGAAAGAAAGACCATCGCTTGTTACATCAACAGAGTTTACGCCCCCAGACGTTAGGTTAATGTTATTAACAGATTTTAGTGTCAGCTCATCTAAAGAATGGTCATATCTAATCCATCCGCTGCTAAAACTATCTGTGTCCCCAAGATAAATATAATTAGTGCCAGTATTCGCGCTGATTAAAGTCAGCTTTGCATTAGTCGAACCCTCGACCCTTACTGACCCCTCGCCTGAATTGTTATCGACAATAATATCATCGGTGAATGTTGGTGAATTTAGATCAGCTTTCGCATCCAGCGCCGTTTGCAATCCATCGACATTCGAGATGACATGATTGTGACTGTCGTCTGCGATTGTTGCCGTGATGCTTACGTTGCCAGAAACATCGAAAGAACCAGATGTACCAGTTACATCGCCAGTAAGCGAGATGGTGCGCCCTGTTGCAAGCGCTGTGGCTGTATCAGCATTCCCAGTGACGTTGCCCTCTACGTTAGCAACGAGCGTTCCAGTGGAAACAGTAAGGTTGCCAGTGCTTGCGCCCGTAAAACTACCAGTACCGACGATAAATTTATCAGCGCTTTCATCGAACCCGATAAATGCGTTGTCGCTATCGCCACGTTCAATGACGATACCAGTATCATTAGCTGGTGTACCCGTTGTGCCGTTGCCCAACTCTAATAGGCCATCTGAAACAACAGTATTCGTAGAATTAACCGTTGTTGTCGTACCGTTTACCGTCAAATCGCCAGAAAGCGTTAAATTAGCGCCTGTGATGCTGCCAGTGAATGTAGGGCTGGCGGTAGGTGCTTTTGTGTCTATTTGCGTCTGTATGGCGCTAGTTACGCCATCGACATAGTTTAATTCTGTTGTTGTAAGCGTTGCGCCATCAAGAATGTTTAATTCTGCCGCTGTAGAAGTAATGCTTAGATCACTTAGGCTTTCTACTTTCTGATCTAGCTGCGTCTGAATATTCGATGTAACGCCATCAACATAATTCAATTCAGTTACAGTAGCCGTTATGCCATCTAGTGTGTTTAACTCTGATGCAGTAGCAGTGATAGACAAATCAGACAGACTTGAAACAGTGCCTTTCGCGTCTAGCTGAGTTTGAATTGCACTGGTTACACCATCGACATAATTTAGTTCTGCCGTGGTCAGTGTCGCACCGTCCAGAATGTTTAACTCTGTTGCTGTTGCTGTTACGCTTAAATCAGCGAGTGTTGAAACAGTGCCTTTTGCATCTAACTGTGTCTGAATATTGGACGTAACCCCGTCAACATAGTTTAGTTCTGCAACGGTTGCTGTTATCCCGTCTAAAGTGTTAATTTCTGATGCCGTTGCTGTGATACTTAAATCAGATAAATCTGAAACTATCCCGCTGCGTGGAACCGTTACATCTACGTTGCCCGAACCATCTTCTGGTGTAAGAGTAACCGACCCGCTGGCACTGTTTAATTTCAAAGGCATGTTTTTTACTCCTATAAGGGGCGTTTTTCTGTGTAGGTATTAACGACAAGCTGCCCACTATTTGGAATGGTAAGCGTTACGCCGTTATTTATTGTTGTTCCTGAACCTGTTTCATATTCAACAGATGCATCTAGCGTTTGATCTACGTTGATCGTTGTTGAAGCGTATTGATAAACTTCATTCACGGTAGCCGTAACAAACACTTCAGCGCCACCTGACAGGCTTAACGCCGAACCGCTATTACTGCTTTCCGTAACGCCGCGTGTTAATGTAGTAGCACTACTACCGACAACACCGCGCCCAATTTCCCAATTACTGCCATCTTCGATAGTGTAGGAAACAACATCACCATCAGATAAGCCAGCATTCGCAAAGGTTTGGTATCCATCCGAAGCGCCCGTTAGGGTCAGTGAACCCGTACCCGTGGTGCTTGTTGTCATCTTTGCCCTGTTTACTAGCTTAACCATCAGTGAACCTATGTAAGTTGTAGAACGCCGTTTGCTGCGCTGAAGTCTACTGTAAAGCTATCGCCATCGTTCAATGTAAGGTTCGAACCATAATCATAATAACCAATTAGCGGATCAGCGGGTGTAGCTACTGTATCATTGTAGATATAAACATAGCGGAAAGGCCCAACAGAACCGCCTGATGCAGTCAAAGTTAGGTCTGTTAGAACTAGCTTATATACACCGCTTGTTTGCGTTGATGACGTAGTTGTAACATTCCGTGATGATAGGTTCGTGTACGAGATTTCTGTAACATTACCTAAAATACCGTTTCCATCCGCTGTAGGATCAGAACTTTCAGATGAAGGGGCTGTGTTTGACAATGCCACAACGATCTGATCGCTTTCTAAATCCATATTGTGAACGGCATTTAAAACGAAGTCATTTATCTTGACGAAGGATGCCATAAGTTAATTCTCCAGAGTTAAAAGCATATGCAAGCGCATCTTACCGCATTTTAGCTTGGTTTGCTAGGCCAAGTTGGGTTTCTTGGATCAGTTGTGTTTTGCGGCAAGTTTAAAAGGGCCAATCTGTAATTGGTATATTCTAGTTGTTTTTCTGTGGTCATTTCAGACCAGCGCAAAGGATTGGTAACAACAGGGTCTACGTCTTGCCTCAACCTTTTGTCGCGCTCATATCTTAATTCATCCCATGATGCCTGTTCATGCCAATCCCAAGCCTCTGTGATTTTATTAAAATTGCATGGGTAATCAGGTTTCACGGGAAAAGCATAAAAAGTGTTATTTTTAATATAATATTGATCGTCGGGATGTTCACCAGCAATGTATTCATCACCAGTTTCTAAATTTTGCTGCACAACTTCTAGTGTGGTATTAAGAATTATCTTCTTAATAGTCTCGCCATTGTATATGGTATAATCTTGCATCATCTTTTTAATTCCAGATATTCAATTGTCGGGAAGATACATCTTAGCTTGTTAGCATCACCGCCCGTTTTTCTTACCTGTAAGGTATAAGTTTTTGATGTTGCTGTTGCGCTTCTTTTAGCAGTCAATAAAAAAATAGGGCTATTTAAATCACCTACTAAAACATTTAATATTCCACGTATAACTGTGCTTCCTTCATATAAGCGCATATCAAATTTGGCGTATTCAGTTTCTGATGTTATCGTTCCCGTTGAATTTGAGTGTGTGCCAGTAAAGTAACCCGTTATTAGTGCTTCTGCGGGTGATCCTGAACCAGTTACGGTAAATGTCACAAGTGTTGTCCAACTGGTGCTTGTTGTTAAGTCTGTAAGGTTAGAACCATATGTAACTTGCGGAAACGTAACAGCCTGATTGTTTATCTTTACCGTATCTACCGCCAAGTCTTTAATCTTGGCACGTTCAACAACCGCATCGTTAATCTGCGCTGCACTTGTAATAATACCAGATGCAGCTAACAAACCACCAGTAATGGTGTTTGCAGCAATTTCATTAGCGGTAATTGTGTTACTATTAATTTGACTTGCCGTGATCGTATTTGCCGCAATCTCGTTTGCTGTGATTGCATTTGCGGCAATTTCGTTAGCGCCAATGGTTCCGCTTACAATATTGCCAGCCTGAATGGTTCTTGCAGCAATTTCTGATGATGTAATTGTGTTGTCAGTAATCTTAGTGCCATTAATCGCATTCACTGCAACTTGTGCGTCAGCAAGCTGCCCACTCAGATCGCTAAAATCAATAGTGCCAACTTCTGAAGTTATTGTATCCCATTGTGAACCATTCCAGAAATATAGCTTACTATCTGTCGTTAAAAAAACTTGCTGGCCTGTAAAATCGCCTGAAACTGGCAAAGATGAAACAGGTTCAATTACGTCTAGTCCAGCATCAATAAAGATTTGTCGAACACCATTTTCAAAATCTGCGTCATCCAAATATGTGGTCTGCGCGGATACGCCAGATGTAAACGCCGATTTGTTACCAGAATAATCAACAGACTTCAGGAAATAATATCGGGTTTGGCTTAAACCAAGATTGGTGCGTGTAAAACTGCTACCCGCCGAAATACCAACCAAAGAAGCGCTACCACTATTGTTAGTGCTATTTTCGTAAACTTCGACAAAGTTTAAATCTGTATCGGCTGGATTAGTCCAATCAATCGTTATGTATTTAAAACCACCCGTAGCGCTGATCGATGTAGGCAATGCGGGTGCTGTTGTGTCACCACCGCCCGTAAATGTCACCGTAGAATATGCGCCCCTAATACCACTAGCCGTTACCGCACGAACCCTAAACGTGTATTGTACGCCATCAATTAATGGGCTTAGTTCTATGCTGTTATCGGGTGAAGTCGTAGAAGCATAGTTGCTATCGGCTGTAGGCTTCCAATCTACTTCGAAGTAACTAACAAAACGGTTTGAAGGTTGATCCCACGATAGAATGACACTGTTGATAAACGTGCCATCACCTTGCGTAGAGCCGCCGCCAGACGCGACTAAATTGTTAATCGCTAGATTAGCTGCACCTGTCGTTAAAGTGGTATCGTTGCCCGTTATATCGCTTTCTTCTGCCGACCAACTAAACGCCGCTGATGAAGTTTCGCGCAAAGTAAGCGCTACACGCAAGTCGCCTTGTTCCGAATTGTTAGAGAATTGCCAGCCAACCACTCCAAATTCT